TGACCAGATAACGCATACTTCTATTTATAAATAAAGGGGCAAACATGGAGTCCCCAAATGGCTAAAATCACGTCTAGAGAAAAGTTTAAAGAATACATCCTAAGACGTTTAGGTGCTCCTGTCATTGACATCAACGTGGATGACGAACAGGTTGAAGACCGTATCGACGATGCTTTACTCAAGTTTCGCGACTATCATTTTGATGGTATGGAGCATGTGTATTATCCACACAAATTAACTCAAGCAGATATGGACAATGAATACATTACGCTTCCTGACGATTTCGTAGGCGTAACTCGTATCTTCGATATCAATGATTCGTACGGTGCTATGAATCTATTCAATGTTCGTTATCAGTTGCATCTAAACGAGTTGTTCAATATTTCCAGCGTGTCGGTTACACCATACGTTGTTGCAATGCGTCACATCGAGTTCCTTGAGGAAGTGTTTGTTGGTAAGAAACCTATCCGTTACAATCGTAATACAGATAAGCTCTATATCGACATGAACTGGAAAGACGACACAGTAGTCGGTCAGTATGTTATGATTGATGGTTATCGCGAAGTTAATCCAGAAACTTATCCGGACGTTTGGGAAGAACCTTGGCTTAAACAGTACGCTACTGCGCTCGTGAAGCGTCAGTGGGGTGAGCATCTTAAACTCTACGAAGGCATGAATCTTCCAGGTGGTATCACATTTAATGGTCAGAAAATCTGGGATGAAGCAACAGAAGAAATTCAGAAACTAGAAGATACGGTTATCAACGATTATAGCTTACCTGTTACGGACATGATCGGATAACTATGACAACAAATAAGTATTTCCGTCCGTTTACCTTTGGTCGCCAACAAGACCTTGCTGAAGATTTGATTGTGCAATCTATCAAGATCTACGGTCTAGATGTGAAATATATGCCGCGCACGCTCGTGAACCCAGACGCACTACTCGGTGAAGACGTTTCGTCTGCTTTCAACGATGCTATTGATATTGAAATGTATATCAAGAATACTCAGGGTTTCGAAGGCGAAGGAGATTTCCTTTCTAAGTTCAATCTTGAAATTCGCGACTCGATTACTTTCGTTATGGCTCGTAAGCGTTGGGAACAAGTTTCTAATGAAAAGGTCATAACGGAAGTTGGTTACAATATCCAAATGGAAAACGCTGATACGAATTCCTGGGGCAACAGCAACGCATTACGTATGGAAGCTGGTGAATCAGAACTATATCAAACAATTTCATCTAGACCTTTTGAAGGTGACTGGATTTACTTCCCATTGAATAGAAAACTATATGAAATCAAATTCGTAGAAAATGAAGCAGTATTCTACCAACACGGTAAACTTTATACATATGAACTTAGCTGCGAACTTGTAGATCGATTTGGTACTATTGCTACTGGTAATACAGAAATCGACGCTATTGGTTCTCGTATCGACAATAACATTCTTAACTATCAGATTACTCTTCAGAGTGGTGATGGTTCTCTTGTGAACGAAGACGGTGAATCAATTCTGTGGGAATACAGAGTCGAAACGCAAGATAAGTTGGCTAACAATGAATACTTCACAGCTAAATCTCTCGACTTTATTGATTTCAGCGAACGTAGCCCATTCTCAGAAGTGGATAGATTTTAATGTTTGGTTCCCAGTTTTATCATCAATCGCTTCGTAAATATGTTATCATGTTCGGTAATATGTTTAACGATATCGTCATTCGCAGATATGACTCGAACAATAATAACATAAGTGCCCTAACAATACCTCTCGCATATGGCCCTAAAGAAAAGTTCCTAGTTCGTACAGTTCAAGACCCTAATTTAGATCAGCCCGTGGCTATTCAACTACCTCGTATGGGTTTTGAAATGACAACTCTAAATTATGACGGAGTTCGTAGGCTTAATGGTCTAGTAAAAAATATTAAGATTACACAAGACGATAATAAGCTAGATTTCAGTTATATGCCTGTGCCTTATGATCTACAATTCAATCTCTACGCATACGTGCGAAATGCAGATGACGGTGCACAAATACTTGAGCAAATCACACCATATTTTGGTCCGGAGTGGACTAATCAGGTTAAGTTAATTCCTCAGACTAATATAACAATAGATATACCTACTGTCCTTAACACAGTTTCTATCGAAGACACATACGAAGGTGATTTTCAAACTCGTCGAGCTTTGATATATACTTTTGATTTTACTGTAAAAGCATATTTCTATGGACCAGTGCGTCGTGCTGGTATCATCAAACGTGCTCAAATCGACTTTGGTATTGTTACAGCCAATACTAGCTATGGTTCGAAGATTACACTCGAAGATGTAGCACATACTGGTCGTAGTTCTCGCGTTGTTGTTAGACCAGGATTATTGGCTAATGGTTCGCCTACCACAAATTCTGCAGCTTCAATCCCATACACAATGATTAGCCCAGAAGACGATTATGGTTTCTGTTCAAATACGTTTGTTTATACAGATGGATTAAAATATAATCCTGTTTCGGGAAAAGATGAAGGACCAAATGGATAATAAAACCAATTTTGAAGTGAGTATTGAGAATGCATTAAACCTGCCAGAATCTGCTCCTATGGTGAAACCTTTAGCGCCTGTAGAAGTTGATCCTAATGCGAACATTGATGATGATTTCGCTAAGGTTAGAAATAATCTACATCAGATTATTCATAAAGGCAACGATGCGCTCGAAGAGGCGCTCATGGTTGCGAAAACGTCAGAACATCCACGTGCATTCGAAGTTGTAGGGCAACTTATCAAAACAATGGTAGACGCTAATAAAGACCTATTGGATATTCAAAAGAAACTCAAAGAACTTAAAAAATCTGATGATCCAAGAGCACCTGCTCAGAATATTCAAGCCGAAAATGCTATTTTTGTGGGAACCTCAGCTGAGCTTCAAGCATTGATTAATGGTCGTAAGTAATGGCTGTTAAAACATATCTAGGCAATCCTAATCTAAAAGCCGTTGGTGTTGTGCACTCGTACAGCAAACACGAAGCTGATGAATATATTAAATGTGCTAAAGATGTAGAGTACTTCGCTCGTAACTACGTTAAGATCGTCAACGTGGATCTTGGTCTTATGCCATTTAATATGTGGGACTTCCAAGCGAAGATGCTCCACACATTCGCTAACAATCGCTTTTCTATCTGTAAGCTTCCTCGTCAGGTCGGTAAGTCTACGACATCGGTTGCGTATATTCTTTGGTTAGTTCTTTTCACAGATCAACAGAACGTTGCTATCCTCGCGAACAAGGGAGCGCTCGCGCGTGATCTGTTAGCTAAACTCCAGCTGGCATATGAATATCTTCCAAAATGGTTGCAGCAAGGCGTTGTTACTTGGAACAAAGGTAACATCGAGCTTGAGAATGGTTCTAAAGTTCTAGCTGCGGCTACATCATCAAGCGCCATTCGCGGTGGTTCGTTCAACCTGATTTTCCTTGACGAGTTCGCCCACGTTCAGCGAAATCTAGCCGATGCGTTCTTCGCTTCTACATATCCTACCATTTCATCTGGTAAAACAACTAAGATTATTATCGTATCGACTCCTCTCGGTATGAACCATTTCTTCAAGATGTGGACAGATGCTAGTGAGGGTCGTAGCGAGTATATCCCTATCGAAATCATGTGGAACGACGTACCGGGTCGTGACGAGCAATGGAAACAGCAGACTATCGCTAATACCAGCGAAGAGCAGTTCCGTCAGGAGTTTGAGTGTGAGTTTATTGGTTCGTCAAGCACGCTTATACACCCAATGAAACTGCGTGAGCTGACTTGGACTACACCAATAAAAGACAAATGGGGTTTAGACATTCATAAAATGCCTGATGCTCGTAGGGCATATATTGGTGTGTTCGACGTTTCTGAAGGCGTAGGTAATGATTACTCGGCGCTCTCGATTATAGACGTGACAGAATTTCCATACAAACTAGTTGCCAAGTATCGAAGTCGAGAAATTACGCCACTCATGTTTCCTGATGTAGTTTATCGTTTCTGTAAGTTCTACAACAACGCATACGTATTGGGCGAAACAAATAATATCGGTCAACAGGTCGTCAATTCTTTGTTCATGGACCTAGAATACGAAAACGTCATCGCGACGTTCAGTAAGAATAAGAATATCAAGGTGGGTGGTGGATTCAGTACTCGTTCGGCTTTCGGTATTCGTACGACTAAATCTGTCAAGAAAATTGGGTGTTCAAATCTAAAGACTATTGTAGAAAGTAATAAACTACTTATCAACGATTTCGAAACTATTGAAGAATTGACAACTTTCGTCGAAGATAAAGACACTTACAAAGCCGAAGAAGGTTGTCATGACGACTTAGCCATGACTTTGGTTCTATTCGGTTGGTTAATCACCCAGCCTTATTTCAAAGAATTAACTAATAACGATATTCGTCGTAATTTGGCAAATGAAACCATGAAAGATGTTCATGATGATTTGTTGCCTGCTGGGTTCATCGACGATGGTGGTTCTCAGCATTCTATGGAAGACTCTTTTAATGATGGTCTTGATGGCATGAACTTATGATAAAAGTGCCGTTTTTATAAATAAAACGAGCAGAACTTAATGTGCGAAGAATAACTTCGTTTTATAAAAAGGAGATGAGTCCAATGGCTTTTCAAGTTTCTCCCGGCGTAAATGTTAGTGAGATTGATCTCACAGCAATCATTCCGGCCGTATCGTCATCTACAGGAGCTATTGCGGCTCATACAAGATGGGGCCCAGTTAATCAGCGTGTTCTTGTTGACTCAGAAGACACTCTGAAGAAACAATTTGGTTACCCAAACACAAATACAGCAGTAGATTTCTTCACAGCTGCAAATTTCCTTTCTTATGGAAATTCTTTGTATGTAGTTCGTGCTGTTCGCGCGAATACTAGCACAAGTGATGTGCTTTCTGCTAGAAACGCTACTACAAATGCTGCGAATAATAAAGTTTTGCTTATCAATAATCAGCAAACATATATCGATAACTATCAGACTGGTGGCCTAACTGGTGTTGGTCCTTTCGTTGCTCGTTTTCCAGGCGAATTCGGTAACTCTCTTCGTATCGCTGTTTGCCCAACTGCAAATGGTTACGAAAGTGACATTGCAGTTTCTGCGACTCGCGGAGGCGCTCTAGGAGGCACTACGCTTACTGCTGCTAACAATGCCGGATTGAGCGCAACAAAATTCACTATTGTTACTGCTGCTAACGGAAATATCACTTCCGTAACTGCTAACACTAAGACTTTACAAGCTTCTGCTAATCTTATTAGTCAAATCAATGTTAACGACTATCTGATTTTCAACGGAACAAAACAAAGAAAAGTTTCGGTTCGCGCTTATAGTAGTTCTAATTCGAGTAATTATGTAACAACAATTACTCTTGTTGCTGGTGCACAAGGAACTTCTAGTGGTTCTAACGGAACTATTAACGTAACTTCTACTAAGTATGGTTCGTTTTCTTCAGCAACATATAGAACAGGAACTTTCACCTATTCTAATAACAGCACTACTGTAGTTTCTACAGCTAACATTGCTGGTAAACTTATTGTTGGTGATATTCTTCTAGCAGGACCAGATAAGCAGCAGCTTAAAGTTGATTCTGTTTCTTCAAACGGTAAAGTAATCACACTTCAGACTAAGTACACTGGAAATACAGTAACTGTGACTGGTGCTTCTCGTCGTTGGGAATTCCACGATAACGTACCAAATGCTCCAGGCACTTCAACAACTGTTGCAATGAATAATGGTTCTAACGACGAAGTTCATGTCATTGTTGTTGACGAAGACGGTCGTTTCACTGGAATTGCTAATACAATTCTTGAAGTATTTCCTAATTTATCTAAAGCAGTAAATGCTACTGACGAAGTAGGAAACAATATCTACTATAAGAATTTCATCAACCAGAATTCTAAGTATGTGTATTGGACTGGTAAGCCATCAGGTTGGACAAATGCTGGTGAAAATTACACAAGAGGAATCAATTTTGGTATTGGCAGTCAGCCTGTATTCAATACTTCTTTCACTGGCGGTAGAGACGGTTCGTTGCCTCGTGAAACCGACTATATTGTAGCATATAATCAGTTTAGAAGTGCAGAAGCAGTAGACGTTTCTATCGTTCTAGCAGGTGCGTCAACTCTTACTCGTGCTACACACATCATCAACAATATTTGCGAATATCGTAAAGATTGTATCGCAGTTATTTCGCCTCAACAGACTGATGTTGTTAATAACAGTGGATATGCTGGTTCTGAAGTAGACAGTATTGTTAGATTCCGTGACGCGCTACCTTCAACTTCATATGCTACTCTCGATTCAGGTTGGAAATATCAGTACGACAAATATAACGACCTTTATCGCTATATTCCTCTAAATGGTGACATTGCTGGTACTATGGTACGTACCGATATGGAACGCGATCCATGGTGGTCTCCAGCTGGTTTCACTCGTGGTCAAATCAAGAATGTGATTCGTCTTCCATATAATCCAAATAAGACAGAACGCGATGCACTTTACAAGAAGGGAATCAATCCAGTAGTAACATTCCCAGGAGAAGGAACTATCCTTTACGGTGATAAGACTCTTCTTGCTAAGCCTTCGGCATTCGATCGTATCAATGTTCGTCGTTTGTTTATTGTTCTCGAAAAGGCAATCTCAACCGCAGCTAAGTATATGCTATTCGAATTCAACGATGCGTTCACTCGTGCTCAGTTCAGATCAATGGTAGAACCATTCCTACGTGATGTTCAGGGTCGTCGTGGTATTACTGATTTCCGTGTTGTTTGTGACGACACAAATAATACTTCAGAAATTATAGATCGCAACGAATTCGTAGGTGATATCTACATTAAGCCTGCTCGTTCTATCAATTTCATTCAACTTAACTTCGTAGCAGTTCGCTCAGGAGTTGATTTCTCTGAAGTTGTAGGCAAGTTCTAATCGGCGGAATAAATACTTTAAACAATAGGGAGAAAAAAGAAAATGCCCTTTAATGTGTCAACTTTCGCCTCACAGGGTTTGCCTTACGGTGGCGCAAGAGCTTCGCTCTTCGAAGTGTATATGACTCTACCTGGAGCAATTAACGAAGCCGCAGCGGAATCACAATTCCGCTTCGTATGTAAAGCTTCAACGGTGCCTACAAGCACCGTCGGTCAAGTCGAAGTTCCTTACTTCGGTCGTAAGATCAAGTTGTCTGGCAATCGTACTTTCGAAAATTGGTCAGTAACTGTACTTAACGACGAAGACTTTATCGTCCGCCATGCTTTTGAAAAGTGGAGTGCTTATATTAACTCTCACGAAAACAATCTTCGTAATGCTGGCGTAAATGCTGAAGTAGGTCTTGGTTCTTATCGCACAGAAGCAACTGTATATCACTATGCTAAGACTAGTGTTCTTGGTGGCGGTGGTACAATCGGTGATAACGCTATCCCAACTCGTGCTTATACATTCAGTAACATTTTCCCACTCAACATTTCTTCAATCGATGTTAACTGGGAAACTACGGATGCTATTGAAGAATTCACTGTAGAATTCGCTTACGATTATTGGAAAGTCAATACCGATATCAACAATAAGGTAGTTACTGACTAATAGATCGCTTATAAATATATCATATAGTTTTTGAAGGAAATTAAATGGCGATCGAATTATTCGGCTTCCGTATAGGGAAAGCAGAGGAAGAAGCAGAAAAGCAAGCAGTTGCTATTCCTTCCTTTGCTCCTCCACCAAACTTAGATGGTGCAATGGAAGTTGCGCCTGGTGGCGCTTACGGCACTTATGTCGATTTAGAAGGAACATCTAAAAACGAAGCCGAACTGGTTACTAGATATCGCGAAATGGCGATGTATCCAGAATGCGAATCTGCGATTGACGACGTAATCAATGAGGCTATTATCACTGATGAACGCGACGAGCCCGTAACAATCAATCTTGACAAACTAGAACAACCCGATAGCGTAAAGAAACGCATTGAGGAAGAATTCGCTAATATCATCGATCTGCTAGATTTCAATAACATGGCATATGATATTTTCCGTCGTTGGTATATCGACGGTCGTTTGTTTTATCATATAATGATTGATAATGAAAAGCCTCGTATGGGTATTCAGGAACTGCGTTATATCGACCCACGTCGTATTCGTAAGGTTCGTCAGCCTCTACGACGCACTCCTATTGTGGGTACAAACTCTAAGCTTATTGTTCCCGCTTACGAAGAATACTATCTATACAACCTTGCTGGAATGACGCAAGGAACAATGACACAAGGTGTCAAGATTTCCAAGGACGCTATTTGCTACGTTCATAGTGGCAATCTAGACTCCCGTAATCGCATGGTGCTTTCGCATCTTCACAAAGCGATTAAACCTCTTAATCAGTTGCGTATGCTTGAAGACGCGGTAGTTATCTATCGTCTCGCTCGCGCACCTGAGCGCCGCATTTTCTATATCGACGTTGGTAACTTACCAAAAGCAAAAGCTGAACAATATGTGCGTGATATGATGGTTCGTCATAAGAATCGTCTTGTTTATGACGCTGATACTGGCGCAGTCAAAGATGCTCGTAAGTTCATGACTATGTTGGAAGACTATTGGCTTCCTCGTCGTGAAGGTGGGCGCGGAACTGAAATCACTACTCTTCCTGGTGGTGAAAATCTTGGTCAGATGGAAGATGTTGAGTATTTCCGCAAGAAACTCTACAAGTCACTATCTGTTCCTATCTCACGTTTGGAATCGGATGGCCAGTTCTCACTTGGTCGTGGTAGTGAAATTTCCCGTGACGAAATCAAGTTCGCTAAGTTCATCGAACGTTTGCGTGATCGTTTCGGACATTTGTTTGACCATCTACTAGAAATCCAGTTGCTTCTTAAGGGTGTAATGACCCGTGAAGAGTGGAAAGATATTAAGAATGGCATCGGATACGATTTCCAGCGCGATAACTATTATGCTGAAATCAAAGAACAAGACGTACTGAATAATCGTCTTGGTGTTCTTGGTGTTGTTGATGCTTATGTTGGCAAATATTATTCTACGGAATGGATTCGTAAAAACGTTCTTCGTCAGACAGATGAAGAAATCAGAGAAATCAATAAGCAGATTGAAGACGAAGGCGCTGATCAAAGTGAAATGGACATGCAGCAACAGCAGCATGACCAAGAAATGCAGCAGTCTCAGCAGCAGTTGGCTATGAAAGACATGGAAATCAAGTCTAAAGAACTAGATGCCAAAGCTGCTTCATTGAAGAAACCTGAAGCTAATACTAAACCTGTTGCAGCGAAACCTCAAAAAGTGGAAATCAAACTTTCTGGTGATGCTAAGAAAAAAGCCACAATAAAAAAAGAAGAATATCACGAATACGAATTTACTCCTAAGCCTCTTACTGAAGAAGATAAGAAACTAATCGAAAGTATGACTCGTGCAATTGAGAAGGTTTCTAAGGAAGACCTCGAAGACGTGGAAGAGTTCAAGGATGTACTATAGAAATGAAAGAATTAGAAAAGGCGCAAATTCTTTCAATAGCTTCTAAGTTTGCTAAGGCAGAAACAGATGAACTGCGTCGCCATTTCAATGAACATTCTTTCATATCAGAATTAGAAAAAGCAAAAATACTTTCTGTTGCTCAGAAATTTGCTAAATCTGAAGCCAACGAAGTTCGTAAAATAATTGAAGAAAAAATTATTAACGAATTCGTATTAACACCTGGACCACAAGGGTCTAAAGGGGATACGGGAGAGCGTGGCGAAAAAGGCGAAAAAGGTGAACAGGGACCACGAGGTCAAATTGGTCCACAGGGAATACAAGGTCTTATAGGAATTCAAGGCGAACGTGGAGAAAAGGGAGAACATGGCGAAAAAGGCGAAAAAGGCGACACTGGTGAACGAGGAATCCAAGGTATTCCTGGAGAACGAGGAGAACAAGGTGAACGAGGAATCCAAGGTATTGCTGGTGAACGCGGAGAACGCGGAGAACGCGGAGAACGTGGGATCCAAGGTATTGCTGGTGAACGAGGTGAACGAGGTTCCGATGGAGCAAGAGGTCTTGATGGAAATCCAGGTCCAGCCGGTCCAGCCGGTGAGAGGGGGCCTCAAGGCTTACCTGGAAAAGACGGGGCCCAGGGGTTAAAAGGTGATGTAGGACCAGTTGGTCCTCTCCCAGATATAACACCTCTAGAAAAAAGAATAACGATGTTTATAGATAATGCGGAAAAACGCATTTCTAGAATAGCATTCAGTTCTGCTATTTCTCGTTCCCCTGGATCAGGTGAAGTCAATCTACATAAGTTGGATGACGTTGACTACGCGAGCTTGAAAACAGCTACCGAAGGTCAGGCACTTGTTTACAACTCAACGACTCGTAAATGGCAAGCTGGAACCGTTTCTGGTGGTGGCGGTGGTGCAAACAATATCGCTACAGTATCTACAACTAAGTTGGGTGAATTGTCGCAAGACGACTTGATTGTTGTTAATGTTACAGGTAGTGTCGTCACATCAAACACTGTAGGCATTTTAACATCTGCTTTAAATAATGCTCTAGCTCAAATATCTTCTCTTGAGGCTCGTATAGCAGCGTTGGGTGGATAATGACCATCACAACTGCAAACACTTCCATAAAATTTAAAGAAGTTAGAACCAAACTGAATGAAGTTATTGGTAAAGTAAACACACTCGGTAACACATTCATAACCAGCACAGTAACTAATATCACTGCTGGAGATTCACTATCTGTTGTTCTTACTGCTAATAATCAGTTTCCTGGTGGCGTATTCACGATTCAAAAGCTAGGTGCAGAAACATCAACATTCACGAATGCATGGGCGTCTGGTGGAACTAATAAGAATCAATATACAGATTATGCCAATAACACCGTAAACACACAGAATATCGTATTCACTATCAGCTTGACGAATGCTACGTTTAACATACAAGACGGAGACTATATCAATATCGCTGGTGTGACAACATTGAGCGGAACATTCCTAAGAAATACTCTCGGTTTATCTGGTACAGGTGGAACATATACATTATCGTCTACACATTTTTCATCCGCAATTCAGATAAGAAGCTCAACTTCTATAACATACAGCCTGACAACTAATCGTTCGGTAAGAACTGGTTCTGGTACAACATTAACTGGTACTGCACCCACAGTATACAACGTATCATCTATCACAGCAAATTGGGCAACAAATCCAGTTAAGTTTTGGCTTACGAGTCAAGTATTCAACTGGTCTTTGGCTGTTACAGGTTCAACAGTCGCCGGTACTACATCATATACTGGTGGTGGAACTGCAACGCTAACTTCTGTCGGCGCAACAGCAGGATCAAGCGCAGCAATAGACAGCACGTTGAGTTATACTTTATCAAGCCAAAACTATAGCGGAACTGGTCTCAATGGCGCAGGTACTGCAACATCTGCTAACAGAACAGTTACACGCGGACCCGCAACCGTTTACTATCCGCTCTTTTGGAAAACTACACAATCGAGTTCTAATCCAACATTTACAACTAGCGATAGTCATAACAATTCAGCGTTTGTTACAGGTCAAACGGCAGTGACAACTGCTACTCCTGCTGATTATACATGGATCGCAACACCAACCTCTGCTGCGCGCACATTCAAATATATTTTCTTGGGAAGCGACGTTGTGCTTACACCAACTGTTTCTTATACGAATCAAACTATTTCTGGTTTTACATATAATGTTTACGGATTCACCAATTTTTCTGCTGTAACAACAATATATGTGGTAACATAAGAAATGGCTGTACTTTCGTTTCCAACACCAACAGTATTTCGTAATTTAGATACGCCAACAGCTAACACTGACGCGACTACGAAACTGTATGTTGATCAGAGAATTGCTAATGTTGCAACAGGTATTATAGTCAGTGAAATTAATGGCGCAAATACTATCACCAATTCTTTCACTGGTATATCGGCGATTCGTTTCGATAAGGATACTGGATTTTCTGTTGCTGGTTGGGGAACTGGTACAGTCAAGGTAAGTCTAGGAAGCTCGTTCAAGACATGGAATGTCTACGGACAACCTTCTCTTGTAGCAGTAGGTGAAGATACAGTTAGATTTGTTAGTGGTAATGGGATCATCATTAGGACCAGCAACACAGCTGGCAATAAGACAATAACATTTAGTGCCAACAATACTGCGATTCGTTTATATGTCGCTAATCAAATTGCACAGATTGTTAACTCAGCTCCTGCTGTGTTGGATACACTTCGCGAGCTCTCTATGGCGATGGGTAACAACGCTACCTTCGCTGTAAATGTATACAATTCGCTAGCAACTAAGATATCTAACAACGTAACCACAACGATAGCTGTTCGAGATATAATTCCTTCTGCGAACAACACATATTCGTTAGGTTCACCAAAAAGACGTTTTAAAAGCCTATATGTAGCTTCAAACACAATATATATTGGCAGAGTATCTCTTGGTGTTTCTAGTAATGGTGTTTTCCAAGTCACTCAAGCTAACAATTTAACACAAGGAATTGTTACTTCTTCTACTACTACAGGAAAAGTAAGTATATCAGAATTAGTTTTACAAACTGTATTAGGAACAAAGTATGGTGGCACAGGCTTATCTTCATTTACTAAGAATGGTGTGATGTTTGGGGCTAACAGTTCAGTGATAGGATTCATAACGGGTAGTAGTGGTTCTGTAATGCAGATAACATCTAATGGAACACCAGCTTTTACCGACTTAGACGGAGGTTCTTTTTAAGGGCGCGCCATGGAAACAGATAAAGAAACAGAAACACTCAATCTCTATATCGAACAACAACAAAACAAAATTGGCAATCTTATGTCAACCATAGTTTTGCTTGAGACCAAGGTTGCTTATCTTGAACAAGAAATGGGTAAGATCAGCGTAAAACATACAGATGCAGTAGCTGACGTGATCGCGCAAACTCGTATGGAGATCGAAAATCTAAAAGATATAAATAGACAATATAAAGATGAATTAATGTTGATGAGCCCACGTCCTACTATAAGCAAGAAACAAGGGTCTACGGGTACTCCTAAAAAAACTACTAAGATCACTACTGGCTTTGATATTAAAGGTGAATATGAATCAAAAAAAGGAAAACGAAAAGGTTTGGTGCGCGATATACTAGCGGAACAAAATACCAATATCGGTTCTGGTTTTGATTTGATGGCTGATAATGCAGCTAAAGCTGAAAAGAATAGACGAAAAGGTATTATACATTCAGAAGATGTGGTAAGTGTTAAACATAATAATGATCTTGTAGGTAAAATTCTTGAGAATGTTAAAGCTCCTGTTAGAAAAAGTGTCAGACCTTCTGATTCTAAATCTGAAAGAGTTCACAAACCGCCTATATTAGAAAAAGAAGAACCCGTTGTTGTAACCCCAGTCAGAACCGGCTTATCAAAAGGTTCAAAGCTAAAAAGGAATTAAGAAATGGCTTCAATTATCAAAATCAAACGCAGTAGTACGCCTGGTTCAGCGCCAGGTAGTCTATATGCAGGCGAACTAGCGGTCAACTTAGCAGATAAGAAAATTTATTCATCTAACGGTTCGGCTGTATTCGAAATCGGTGGTTCTGCTTCGTTCAACATTGGCGCATATATTACGGTAGCTAATGCTAACGCTAAGTTTGCTACGAAAGCTTATGCAGCTTCCAATGCAACATTTCAGTCTGCTCTTGCGAATACTAATTCGTACATCGCAACGAAAGTAAACACAACTACTTTCAATAGCGCACTTGCGAATACCAATTCATATATCAAGTCACAGCTTGCTAACACAAATGCCTACATCGCAACTAAGGTAAGTAATACTACCTTCAAGCTTGCTTTGGCTAATACCAACAGCTACATTGCGACTAGAGTAAGTACTACGACTTTCAACTCTGTTCTTGCGAATACCAATTCGTATATCGCAACTAAGCTCAACACAACTACACATAACACTGACCTTGCGAATACCAATTCGTATATTGCAACAAATGCGTTGACTGAGCGTCAGCATCTTGCGAATACCAACAGCTATATTGCAACTAAGGTAAGCACATCCACTTTCAACAGTGCGCTTGCAAATACTAATGCTTATATTTCTACACAAGGTCAGCGTATCACGCTTGTTAATACAAACTTAACAAACACAAACACTGCGCTTCGTTTACTTATTGCTGATAGACTTCAGGTTTCTAACGCTGTTGCAACATATCAGACAAAAAATCAAGCCAGACTTGATCTTGCTAATACCAACGGCTATATCGCAACTAAAGTCAATTCTAGCACTTTCAATACAGTTTTGGCTAACACCAACAGCTATATTGCAACTAAAATGTCTGTTGCTAATACCAAAGCGTATCTAGCAAATACTAACTCATATATTGCAACAAAGGCTAGTTCTTCTAATCCAACAACATCTGGAATTCTAGCGCATACAGGACGTGCTACTATCAGCACAAACCTTGAGGTTTCTGGAAACACCAGCGTCTATGGTCTTAAGGCTAATAACTCGCTTGGATCAGCTGGTTATCTTCTTCGCACGAACGGTACAAATGCTTACTGGGATGCAATGCCCGCACAAGCTCAGTATCTGCAAGTAGCGAATGCTGTTGCGACATATGCAACTAAGTCTAATCCAACAACATCTGGTCTGTTAGCTCATACTGGTCGTATGACAATCAGCACCAATCTTGCTGTTTCTGGTAATACTCGTATTACTGGTTCTGCAATCATTGATGGTGACTTGACGGTTGAAGGTGCAGTTACTTATATCTCATCATCGACACTAAACGTCGATGACTCTATGATTAAGTTGGCTGCCAATAACTCAACAGACGCAGTCGACGTTGGTTTCTATGGTATGTATACAGCTAGCGGAACCAAGTATTCTGGTTTCTTCAGAGATGCTACAGATGGTATCTTCAAGGTATATACTGGTCTTCAGGTAGAACCAACATCCACGGTTAACGTATCTGGAACTGGATATACTCTTGCTACGATTGAAGCAGTAATCGACGGCGGAACTTACTAACTAAATATAATCACTCAGGCCAAGGGACAAGTGTTTCCCTTGGCCTTCCTCTCTAGGAGTTGGGTGTGGCTTCACAGATTAAAATAAAACGCAGTAGCGTTGCTGGCAAAGTGCCAACAACTTCTGATATTGCTACTGGCGAACTCGCTATCAATACTAAAGACAAGAAGATATATTCTTCGAACGGCACTGCTGTTTTCGAT